ACAAGGGCATCCACTTCGAGATGTCCGTCATGAAGTCCGACTACAAACTCGGATCAAAGGGGAGCACCAGCGTTGAGGAGCCCGTCCTCGGCGCTGCCGGTAAGGGAACCGTCCCCGGCCCCGCCGAGTACGAGGGGCAGGTCAGCGTGTACTGGTTCTTCGACGACAATGGTCAGAAGGTTCAGGGCGGCGACAACGCCGTCTGGGAGCTGCTGAAGCAGACCGGCCGCGAGTTCGAACTGTACGAGCGCGAGGGCAAGAAGCCCGAGGAACCGTTCACGAACGGCGATGACGTCGACTGGTACCACGTCGCCCCCGGCCAGCCGCAGAAGCCCGACGACAGGACCACGTACACGAAGCGCACCGTGTCCCTGTTCGTCTCGGACGCCCTGGAAAACGAGATCACCGTCGGCGGCGGCAAGGTTCAGGCCGCCCCCACAATCACGTCGATCGACCCGTCCGGGAAGAAGGCCGGCGACACCGTCCTGATCACCGGTACGAACTTCATCGGCGTCACCGGCGTCACCTGCACGGTGGCCGGGAAGACCGCCCCGGTCGCCTCCTACCGCGTGCTGTCCCAGACCGCTATCAGCGCAGTCCTTCCTGTCGGCGTTCAGACGGGCAACTTCATCGTCACCAACGCGGTCGGTGCGTCCGCCGGCAAGTCCTACACGGTCGGCGCCTGACGCGCGCCGCCCTGTACACTGGGCCTGTTGCCCCCGCTGCCACGTGCGGTCTCTGGCGGCGGGGGCAGCACCGCACATAGACCGCTTGGGACCGCAGACAGGGGACGCCGATGAGCGACCGTGTTGATGTCGCCGCCGACGAGTTCGAGGACCGCACCGACGGCGCGGACACGCCGGAGAAGTTTGATTTCGCTGCATGGATGGCAGGGTTCCAGCCGACCAGGAAGTCGTGCATGCTGTACGGCCGCACCGACCTGCTCGCCGTGATCGACCGACTAGACGAGGAGGCCCGCCTGCCCGGCCTATCTGACGGACGCAAGAAGGAGCTTCTTGACAAGGCCAACGCGACTCTCGCCGAGCTGAAAGACTCGGCGGTGGAGTTCATCGTGCAGACGATGTCCGTGTACGCGCAGAAGGAACTCATGGAGTCGCTCGGCCACCGCACGAAGGACGACCCTGTCACCCATGAGATGGAGTGCGCATTCATCGCCGCGCACATCGTGGAGCCGACCGGCGTGACCGGCGAGGACATTGCTGCCCTGTACCAGGCGTCACCGCAGCAGGTCGAGAAGCTGTCCCGCTGCATTCGTGCCGTCGACACGGAGAGTCCCACTATCACTGCCCCTTTCTCGCCCAGGTCCTGACCGCCCCGACCGGGGCCTGGCTGCGGTCCATGGTGAAAGCCGCCATGGGCTGGGGGCGTCCACCGACGGGGATTCTGCGCCGGTCTGGCGAGTGGGTGGCTCAGGACTATGACCTGGCGAACGCCTACTCTCTGTATGAGTCGTCCCTTTGCCCATGCGGGTGCGGCTATCCGCGCGATGCGGCTTGGGATGAGCTCATGGATGGCTGGTTCGAAGCCCGGGAGGTGGTCTGCTACGCGAAAGCCGCCCGTGAACGGTGGGAAAAAGACCACTCCGAGCGAAACAAGCATGGCGACCTGATCTCCCCGCCGAAAGAGGGGTCGCTCCTGTACGTCGCGGACGCCAAGGTAGAATCCGAACAAGAGTGAGGAGGATCTTGTGGCCGACAGAACCGTAGTTGTCAAGCTGACCGCCGACGCATCTGGCGTGAAAGCCGGCATGCAGGAGGCGTCGTCTGCGACAAAGGGCGCCGCGGATGCGATGTCCCAGGCCGGGCAGGCCGCGCAGGGCGCCGGCGACCAGATGGGTAACGCTGGTGAGCGAGGCAAGTCTGGGCTCGCTGGTCTCGCTGACTCTGCACGCCAGAACGGGGCGGCTTGGACTACGGTAGGTACGGCGGTCGCGGGTGTCGGGGCGGGCCTGCTCGGGTTCGCGGGCATGGCCGGGAAGATGTCCGCTGACTTTGACGCGTCTATGTCGTCCGTGCAGGCCGCCACTCACTCGTCCGCGGATGAGATGTCCCAGCTGCGCGAGGCTGCGATCCAGGCTGGCGCTGACACCGCGTTCTCCGCGACAGAGGCGGCCTCTGGAATCGAGGAGCTAGCCAAGGCTGGCGTATCCACGAAGGACATCCTCGCCGGAGGGCTCTCCGGGGCCCTCGACCTGGCGGCTGCGGGTGAGATCAGCGTGTCCGAGGCGGCTGAGACGGCGGCGACCGCCATGGTTCAGTTCAACCTGTCCGGCGATAAGGTGACGCACGTCGCCGACCTGCTGGCCGCCGGTGCCGGTAAAGCGCAGGGCGGCGTCCACGATATGGCGTACGCCCTGAAGCAGTCCGGCCTTGTCGCCTCTCAGGCTGGGCTGAGCATTGAGGAAACGACAGGTTCGATCGCTGCTTTCGCGTCTGCCGGCCTGATCGGTCAGGACGCGGGTACGTCGTTCAAAACGATGCTCCAGCGTCTGGAGAACCCATCCAAGGGCGCGAAGAACGCAATGGATGACCTGGGTATCCACATTTACGACGCCCAGGGCCATTTCATCGGGATCACCGCCGTTGCGGAGCAGCTGCGCAACGGCATGAAGGACCTCGGTGAAGAGGAACGCAACACGGCGATGTCGACCATCTTCGGGTCGGACGCTATCCGTGCCGCTAACGTCCTGTACAACGAGGGCGGTGAAGGTATCCAGGGGTGGATCGACAAGGTCAACGACGCCGGGTACGCCGCTGAAACAGCACGCCTGAAGCAGGACAATTTGAAAGGCGACATTGAGAAGCTGGGCGGGTCCTGGGAGACTGCCATGATCAAGATCGGGTCGTCTTCGCAGGCGCCGGTCCGTTCCGTTGTTCAGCACATCACATCCCTGGTCGATAAGCTCGGGGAGCTCGGCAGCGGCACCCAGTCCATGATCATGAACTTCGCCGCGTTCGGCGGCGCAGCCCTGACCGCGGTCGGCGGTCTCATGGTGATGGCGCCGAAAATCGTTGAGATCAAAGACGCCATGAACACGCTGAACTGGACAGCCGCCGGCCTGAAAGGGAAGCTCGGCGAAGTCGCCACCGGCATGACTGGTTTCGGCCGGGCGGGACGGATGATGATCACTGCTGCGCTGATTGAGGGCGTCAAGCATTACGGCGACGAAGTGCGCCGCACCGGTGTGTCTGTGGACGAAATGTCCACGGCGCTCGCTCATGGCGGCTCCGTCATGAACAACTTGGATTTCGACAAGGGGAAGTACTCCCTGCAGGAGTATTCGCAGGCTCTGGCGGACATCAGTCGGCCCTCCGTGTGGTCATCCGTGCAGCAGCATTTGGCGTCGTTCGCGGACGGTATCGCTGGCGCGTTCGGCGCCGACACCCGCTCTGACCTGCAGCGTACGAAGGACGCCCTTGAAACGACCGGCAAGGCTTTGTCTGGCATGTCCACGGATGACGCGGTGGTTCAGTTCAAAAAGCTGTCGTCCGAGATGTCGAACGGCACGAACAAGAGCATGATCGACCTGATCAACTCTATGCCGGATTTCAAATCGCACCTCAATGAGGTTGCAAAGCAGATGGGACTGACCGCGGACGACAACACGCGTCTCGCGATCGCGTTGGGGCAGATCGACCCGAATGCGCAGGCCGCCGCTGGCGGCACGTCACAATTGGACGCCGCCATCCGCAAGGCCAAAGAAGGTACCGACCAGATCGTACCGTCCATCGAGGAGGTCATCAAGGGGATCAAAACGTATGGCGACACCGTCATCGCGAACTCGAACGCGGACATCAAGTTTCAGGAAGCATTGAAGAATGTGAACGACGCTGTCAAGGAGAACGGCGCCACGCTGGACATCACTACGGAGAAAGGCCGGAAGAATCAGTCCGCTCTGAATGACTTGGCGTCCGCTACGTTCGCACAGGTGCAGGCCGCGCAGGCCGCCGGTGAGGGGCAGGACGAGCTGCAGTCCAAGATGCAGACCGGCCGGGACGCGTTCATCGCGGCAGCGGAGTCTATGGGGCTCACGGAAGATGAGGCGGTCGAGCTCGCAGACAAGTACGGGCTCATCCCCGAGAAGATCAACACCGACATTACCGCCGACACGTCACAGGCGACCGAGGCCGCTAACGGCGCGACGGCCGAGATTGACGGCATGACGGGGACGATTTCCATTTCTGGTGACGCCGCGCAGGCGGACTACACGTTGACCGTGACGGCCGACTCCATCAACGGCACGACTGGTGTGGTGGAGATCGACGCGGACAACGACCAGGGGTTGGCGGGCCTGCAGGAGACCGTGCAGACGATCGACAACTCGGACGGCACGGTCTCCATTCTGGGTGACGCTACCGGCGCCCGGTGGGAGAAGGACTCCGTCCACACGGAGATCGACAACACCACTGGGACGGTGACTATCTCGGGTAACGACCAGGCGTCCGGCAAGGTGCGTACCGTGAAGTACAACATTGATCAGCTCCACGACAAGGAGATTTCGATTACGACGCGGATTAAGCAAATCTTCACGAGCGTCGGGCACTGGATCGGCGATCACTGGCCGAAAGGCTCCTGGCTGCGGGCGGACGGCGGCCCCATCACTCCGATCAAGGGGTACGCGAACGCCGGTGCCGTACACGGCCCGGGCGGCGGCCGCGACGACTGGATTCCGGCCTGGCTGTCCAACGGAGAGCACGTCCTCACGGCCGCCGAGGTGGCCGCAGCCGGCGGGCAGGACGCCGTATACCGCCTACGGAAAATGATCCGCGACGGCGACATCCGTAACTACATGGAGGCGAGGCGCTTCGCTGACGGCGGCGCCCTGTCAGCGTCCTCGCCGTCCATCGCCGGTGGGGGCGGCGTGTCTGTGAAGCAGCTCCGCAAGGCCATGGACGGGATGAACCTGGAGCTGACCGTGGACGGGCAGACTACCCTGACTACCAGGATGAAGTCCGTCGCAGACGGGCGCATCGTCACGGCGAGCCGGATGATGGGAAGATGACCGTATGGCAACGATGAGAGTTTTTACGGCACAGCACACGGGGATGCTGTCCCTGCGGCCGAACCCGTCGCCCGAAGGCGCGGCCGCGATGCCCGTGTACGTAAAGTCGGACGGCAACCGGGTACTCATCTGGCATCCCACTGACTCGGAGTGCATCAGCGACCCGCTGGCGCCGATCGGCGAGGAAACTACGTACGCGCAGGCCGGCGCGGCGGACACGACCGCGGTGCGCACGTCCGTCGGTGCGGACATCATCTCCGACGAGACCGGCCACACTGCCGTCAAAGGGCACATCGTTGAGGCAAACGAGGAGTCGTTCTCTGCTGGCCTGACGACCCTGTCCACGTCAGCAGGGGCCCTTGACAGGTGGGGGCAGTCCGCGGAGCCGCTGTCGTACACGATCACCTACCGGACGAAAGGCCGCGCCGACTACGAGACACTCCGCGCGCTCACGCAGCGGCCCGGCTACCTCGTGGTCGCTCACGATGGCGACGCCTGCCGGATTCCGTCGTGCACGATCCGCCCGATCCGGGTGGTGGCCGTGCAGAAAGCGACCGCGCAACAGACTGAATCACGCCTGGCCGGCACTGTCCAGTGGGAGCTGTCCGTGACAGAGCGGCCCTCGGAGATGGTCCGCCACACCGAGCAGTGGCTCGGCATGTACGGCACCAGGATGGGTTCGTGGGCGCCGTGCGTCACCTGGGGTGAATGGCTGGACTGGGAGGCGAAGCTCGCGGCCGGCGACGTGAAACGGAACATCACTTACCTGTGGGGCGGCACCACGCACCCGGAGGACGACAAGCTGCTTGGAGGTGACATCTCGGACAACTGGTCGCCGCACGGCCGGCCAACCCGAGGCGGCGGCGTCCGTACTGTCACCCCGACGGCAGGCACGCCCAGCTTCCGGCAGGTGCCGGTCGGTCACACTGTGGAAGTGTCCGCGTACGTGCGGCGTATCGGCGCCGACCCTGACCTGTCGAACGTGTCAGTCGGCCTATGGCTGTCGAACGGCCGCGGATCCGACTCGACGAAACGCTCATTCGACCACCCAGACCGGCAGGTGCGCGGGAAGCCCGACGCGAACCGGTGGGTACTCATGAAAGCGACAACCGTGATCCAAGCTGGCGCGGACTGGATCACCCCATGCCTGCTGCTCGACGGCGACCCGCTGCCGACGGTCGAGTTCGCCGAGGTCGGCATCGCCGACCTGTCCCTGTCGGACATTCCGGACATCACCTCGCGCACGTACGACGACGTGTGCCGCTATGTGGCGGGGATGCCGTCATGAGGCCCGGCCCTTCCTTGTTTGACATGGCCCGGCCGGCACGGTGGCGTGTCCGCGTGGACGTCCGCTACGGCGGGAAGATTGAGTGGCGGGACCTGCCTGTGTACAACGTGCAGCTGGACTGGGGGAAGCTCGGCGCGAAGACAGACTCGAATCCGTCCGCACCGGCCCGTCTGACGTTGAACGCCCCTCGCCAGTTGGCGGCGAAGGACCCGACTGACCCGCTGGCGAACTATGGGCAGGAGCTGTGCCCCGTCCTGGAGATCCGCCCTCGTGAGGGTGAGGGGTGGGATGTGCCGTTCGGGCATTTCCGGATCACGGACTCCCCGGCGAACCCGGAGGAGGCGACCGTGCAGGCGAAGGATATGCTCCTCGACTTAGAGGAGAACCCGCTGCCGTTCCCGCACTCGCCGTGGCTGGGCGGGACGCTGCTGTCGGAGATGCGCCGCCTGAACCCGGTCCCGGAGCACACGTACATCTGGGTGGACCCGAAGGTGCGGAACGCCGCCCCGATGGCGTCCCTGCAGATGCCGCCGAACCGGCTGGCGTCCGTGATCATGTTGGCGGACTCGTGCGGCGCTGACGTGCGTATGGGGTACGGCGGGAAGATCGAGGCGTACGCGCGGCGGGAGAACTGGCAGGCTCCGGACGAGACGTACCCGTTGGCGTCTGGGCTGCTCGTGGATGCGCAGCGGACGGAGGACCCGTCCGGCCGGCTGCCGAACATGATCGAGATCAACGCGAAGGGTGACGGGACGAAGTCGTACTCTCTGTCTGGGAACAAGTCGTGGGCGGACGCGATCAAACGGTCCGACCATGACACCGAGGTGGACGAGGCGTTGAACCTGCTGTGGGAGAGTAAGCCCACGACGTCGGCGTGGGGGCAGAAGGATGAGCTGTACCAGAACGCAAAGAACACGGCCTGGCAGTGGAGGCATAACCTCTGGCCGGGCTGGGAGCGTGAGGTCGACGACAAGGGTAAGACAACTGGGTGGAAGTCGAACTACACGTACGACTTCCATATCGGTATGCAGTACTACGGTGCCCCGTACGACCCGAAGCACTACGGCCGGGTGACGAAGGTCACGGACCTGTCGTCAGACAAGTCTTGGTCGAAGATAGTGGAACAGGCCAACAATGACGCGTTCCATGCCAGGGATCGGCTCCCCTCCTGGAAAGTGGAGATGGCGTTCGACCCTCGCATCGAGATCGGCGACCTCCTCGCTTTCGAAATCAAGGAGGGCGAGTGGATTGCTATCATTGTGTCGAGCTACTCGTGTTCGCTGTCTGACGTGTCTCGCACGATGACAGTGATCGGGCGGGAGGCTCGCCGTCACCTGTAGGGGAGGAGACCGCATGAGTGATAGCAGCCTGTACTTGGCGCTCCGCGAGGGCAGTCAGGCATCCCAGCGTCGAGATACGACGATCCGTTGGGTGAAGGGACGCGTGGTTGACACGTCGAAGACTGACCCGACCTTGCCGGCAGGGTGGGTGCGCGTCGGTATGCCGTATGACAGGCCTGAGACGTATGTGGCCGGGGAGACCCCCGGGTTGTACACGTGGCAGGGGGCGATGGTCACTGTCCGCTTGCACCCGGATGGGACGCTGCTGTCGATCACTGACGGGCAGGACGAGCCTGGTGACGAACGCACTCAGGTTGAGCGGCTTGGCCCGGCCGGCCGGGAGATCGCGGAGGCGATGGATAACGCGGTCGACGCGAAGAAAGCTGCCGCGGAGGTGAAGACTCGCGCCGACAATGCTGCGAAGGATGCGGCCGCTGCTGCACGCGACGCGCAGACGGCCCGGGCGAAAGCAGAAGCTGCCGCCGCCAGTGTCGGCACCGTGCAGGACAGTGTGAAGGGCTTGGACGGGCGTGTCACTGCCGCCGACAAGGCCGCGAAGGATGCTGCCTCGGTGGCGGACGCCGCGAAGACCACCGCCCAGCAAGCTGCTGAGACGGCGAAGCGCGCTGAGGATGCGATCAAGAACTCCGGCGACAATGCGAAGGCGGTCGCCCTGGCCGAGGAGGCGAAGTCGCTGGCGCAGGCCGCGCAGACGCTCGCCGGCCAGGCGAACACGAAAGCGCAGGATGCCGCGGACGCCGCCCGGACCGCAACACAAAAGGCCGCGGACGCGGACACGGCGGCGAAGAAAGCGGACGCCAACGCTTCCGCTGTGAAGGCGACCGCAGATGGGGCGCAGGCCGCAGCGAAGGCCGCGCAGGCCGACGCGCAGAAAGCGCAAGCCGACTACTCGGCGCTGAAAGCGAAGCAGGACGCGTCCGCCGCTGACATTCTGGCTGCGAAGCAGAAAGCGGACGGCGCCGCTGCAGCCGCACAGGGAGCCGCGGAGAAGGCCGACAAGGCTGCCGCGGACGCGTTGGGTGCTCGCAACGCCGCCGACCAGGCTTCCGCGAAGATGTCCTCCGTGGATGGGAAGGTGACGATTGCGGCCCGCGCTCCTCTTCCGACTGACGGGCAGGGTAAGTCTGCCGGGTCGCTGTGGTGGGTGCAGGGCGCCGACGGGAAGCTCGGTCAGGCGTTCGTGTGGAACGGCACCGTGTGGCGGCTCAGCCAGGCGGGCACGAACTTCATCGGCGACAAGGCGATCGGTTCCGCGCAGATCGGTGACGCCGCTATCGGGTCCGCGCAGATCGCTGACGCGTCGATCACTGACGCGAAGATCGGCGGCCTGTCAGTGTCGAAACTGATGGTGACCGGCGGGGCGAAGATGCCGCAGGCCGTGATTGACGTGATCACGTCCGACTCTGCGTTCCTCGGGGCTGTGGCTGCGCATTCCGTGTCAGTGGACCCGGAGAACATGGTGCGGGAGCCGCTGTTCGCGTCATCGCCGTCGTCCGTGTGGACGGTGTCGGACGCAAAGACGGTGACGCTGGCGGCTGCCGTGTCTGGGGCGCCTGGCGCGCTGGTGACCGGGGTCCGCTTCGTCGCCCCGGCCGGCGCGCAGACATGGGCGCAGGCAACGCAGAAGATTACGTTCCCGGCTGGGAAGCGTTGGGTGCTGCGGATGACGTACCGGTACAACTCCGGTAACGCGGGGACGCTGGTGGCGACGGCAGCAGCGAAGGAAATCTGCCGGCCCGTGTACAAGACCGGCGATTATGGCTGGCGGACCGAGGAGTGGTCGTGGACGCCGGGCGTCGACTCCGCGTCGACCATGTTCCAGCTGTCAGCCACGGCAGGCTGCCGCGCGGAGGTGGCGTTCGTGTCGTTGACGGAGGCTGTGGGCGCTACGAAGCTCGCACCGGGCAGTGTCACGTCGGACGCGATCTACGCGTCCAAGGAGTTGTGGGCGAAGCTGGCCGCGTTCGCGGCTGTCACCACGGACATGCTGACAGCGGGCAAGGCGACCATCACCGGTGACGCGGTGGTCGGGAACCTGAAGGGTAACAATATCTTTGGGTCCAAAATCGTCGGGTCGTCTATGTACGCGTACTCCGAGTCCGCTGAGTCGCTCAACGGGAAAGGTCTGCCGTACAAGGCGGTAGACGCGGACGAAGGTGACTGGAATTCCCAGGCGATCCCGATGACGCGCGTGTGGGCGAACCGGTACGGCGCCAACGACAGTGATGGGGTGTGTACGATCACGTCCGCGTCGGACGCGGAGATGACCGGCAAGTACACGTCGCGCCTGGACTTCACGTACAACGCGTGCTGGGAAACTTATATCGACCTGCCGGCCGGCGATGTGTTCGATGCGACCCTGGACTTCTGGTGCGCTGACACTAACGGGACGTCCGAGATGGAGATAGTCCTGCTGCGTGACGGCATTGAGCTGTCCCGCAACCGCACCTTGGATGGCTGGCAGACGGTCAGTATTGCGAACTGGAAGAAAGGCGACGCTGGCACGCGGCGCTACTACTTGCGTATCTTCCCGCTGTACTCGCCGACGAACCTGTCGTTCAAGAACCTGAAGCTTTGGTATCGGACGGTGTATGACACTTCGTCGATCCGCCTGAAGGGCAACTCTCTGCTGTTCCGCCAGTCGCAGCCTGACGACAAGGGGACGAACGCGTGGTTCCGTTTCACTAACGGGCAGATGTATGCGGCTGGCACCAACCAGCTGGAGTATCAGCGTCCGCTGAAGTCGCTGGTCATGCCGCCCCACTTCATCGGGACGACGAACCAGCAGCGCATCCTGCAGCGCAACTACTGGGAGTGGTGGCCGGGTAAGCTCCAGAATGACACCGAGTGGTTCGAGTACGACGCCCAGGATTTCCGTATCGGGAAGAACAACATCCCGCAGGCGGTGTACAGCGGCCTGTACTGGGTCACTATCCAGGCGACCGTGTCGAGCCACTATTCGTCCCTGTGGACGACGCTGCTCGTGGAGCTGAACCCTGCGGGTAACTGGGGTCTGGCTGTCGGGAACTCTGTCGCCTTGGAGCCGGGGGTGACGGGCGTGAAGGTCTCTGCCGCCGGCCTCATGCAGTTGCGTACGAACGTTCGCCTGTACTGGCATTTCGCGATCCGGACCCCCGACATGGGGTCAGAGAACGGATGGCTTGAGCTCAACAACATGCGCCTGTCCGCAATGTATATTTCGAACTGAGTAGGATGAGACTATGAGTACTACCCGTTGGGATGGGGCGAAGGTCCCGACCGCATCCGATCCGATCCTGTCCGCGTGGGGCGACTACGCCGACTCGGTCGGCACGTTCATCCGGTGCGCGTCGCAGGCGGAAGCGCAGGCCCGCCTGTCGCAGGCGCCCGCCGGTGTTGTGTCGGCCGCGCACCCGGCGATGTTCCTGATCGCTGGCGTCCTGTACTCGGCGGACGGCACCCGGGCCGGCAACCAATATGTGCTGCAGCCGGTGGCCGGGTTCTGCGACGTGCTGGTCGACCAGACCGACGCCAGTAACGGGCGTGGACGGCCGACGTCCGACCACACGACACGTAGGTGGGCGGAGACCGGCTTCAACTTGCCGATCCGCAGCCTCCTCGAGTTCAGCTTGGACGTGTGCGTCAGTATCGTCCACTCCGATTTCGCGTCCGAGGCCGACAAGGACAAGGCTAACGGCTCCTACTACTTCGGTTTCATCCTGGACAATGCGGGCCTGTGGCAGACGGAGATCCAGTACAACAGGACGTTCATGACTCATCACCTGTCATGGAAGCAGGAGGTGCCTGCCGGCACGCACACGGCCGCGTACTCGACGTGCGGGTCGTATGGGACCGACCCGTTCTGGCATTACGACGGCGGCGTGTACCCGGGTACCAGGTTCCGGGTGATCAGCCTCGGCGCCGCCCGCTGACACTGTCTGTTACCTGATGCGCCCGTGAGATCATAGGTGCGGCAGGTAACCACTACCCGACAAAGGAGTGTTTTGTATGGCCACTATGGGGCCTACAGGGGAAAGGAGACGGCGCGCGGAGGGGCTGCGCGGCTGTGTGATCGCGTCGGCGAACGGCGCGCCGGACGGAAAGCTGTGGGCTCAGCGCGCCCGGCAGCTCGGCGTGACCCACATGCGGATCACCGACCTGTTCGGTGACTCCACGTCGCAGGCTCTGCATAACGGCGGCGACAAGCTCGGCGAGCTGGACTCGAAGGTGCGGTGGGCACGGGACTCGAACATCCGCCTGTGGGTGGACCTGTCCTACGTGCGGAACCTGTTCGTGAAGGAGAAGACGAACCCCTACTATCTGGGCTGGCAGGACTGGCTGCCCTACTTCCGTGAGGTCCTGTGGCGGAATTTCCCTGACACGGACATCCCCTACATGGACTACCCGACCGTGGATTGCGTGGCGCTGGCCGGCGAGCCGATGGTGCTGTGGGGTAACGACAATCCCGCCCAGCAGGCCGGGTCGGCAGACCAGTATGTGTGGTCGCTTCTGCAGCAGACCGAGGCGCTGCGCCGGCTCGGCTACGACGGCCCGATCGCTGCCGGCGGCTTCATCCACTTGGGGGGCGACGGCTTGGGGCGCGACGCGCACGGCGACCTGTTCGACCAGGTGGCGCGGATGCCCGAGGTCGACGTGTTCACTACTCACGGGTACGACACCCCGACCGCCGACGCGTTCCGCAATCTCGCCCGGGTCGCCACACAGGCGGGGAAGCCGTTCGTCTTGGAGGAGGTCGGCTTCAACGACAGGACGGACGACGCGAAGGCTGCGAAGCTGGCCGCGTTCGCACAGGTGGCGTTCATGTCCGGGCTGAATGGTGTCGGCTTGTGGAACATCGGCCAGTACGGCGACTTCGACGTCCGCCCGGACACTGGCCCGAAGTCCGCGGCGGCATGGCTGCAGGTGGTTGACGCGGTGAATGGCCGGCGACCCGTCGGGGCGGGTGGGGCCTCTCCGGCACCTACGCCCGCACCTGAGTGGGTGACGTTCTCCGGCGACATGACTCCTGCCGACACGTTCATTGCGGCCACCTACGGGCATGCCCTGTGTGTGGGACCCCGGTCGGAATGGGGGACGGTGACGACGCCGGCCGTCGGGCAGAAGCGTGTCGCGACGATCCCGCCAGCCGTGTTGGGGGATGCGAAACCGCAGCGCACCTGCTACCCGCTTCTGAAGACGGATGGCACGTCGGACGGGGCGACCGTCGAGGTGTGGCCGAACAGGACGGTGGTCGCGAACATTCCCGCCGGCGGCGGCGGGAAGCGGGTCATGCCGATGATGTACGCCCCGTTGGCGTGAGTGTCGCCGCTCTGTTGGCGGCTCATACTGGCCTCATGCATGACCTTGACCTGCCTCCGTTCCCCGCCGAGCTGTTCGGGGCGGCGATCGCCGCCGTGGCGTCGTGGGTTGGTTGGCTGTTCGCGAGGGCAGAGAGGACGTCCGACCGGAGGGTTGAGGCTTTGGAGCGGATGGCCGACTCCTTGAACAAGCGTGTGGCGACGTTAGAGCAGTCCAGGGATGCCGCTGAGGCGGCGCGCGACCTCGCGGAGGAGGAAGCGCACCGCCTCAGAGTGCAAGTGTTCAAGCTGGAGGAGTATGCGGCCGCCCTGATTCGGTGGGGGGTTTCGTTGATCCGGATGATCGCCCCTGAGCAGCAGCCGGCCGCGCCGCCGTCACCTCCAGCCGGTTTCGAGGATGTGAGCGATCTGTGTGGCGGCGGCGTGCCGGCTGGTTCCTTTCCAGTGGACGCCCCCGCCGGTCACGCACCAGGTAATGCCGCGCCTGGTGAGGGTCACCCTGGTTCCTGATGGTCGGCGGCCTCTGCGGATGACTGCTTCGCGGGGGCCGGTCGCCACTTTCAGTTCGGTCCGGTCGAGGCCGCATGCGTCAAGGATGGTGAGGGCCTCACTGATGACTCCTGCGGGGGTCATGTCAGTTCACCCCCAGCCACTGCCAGAGCCCCCAGATGGCGATGACGGAGCCGATGGCGATGAGGCCGGTGGTGAGTCCGGCGATGGCGTAGGCGATGCCAGCGAAGATGACCTGGCCGGCCCGGTTGAGTTTGCGGTCGATGCTGGCGGCGGGGGCTGCGTGGCGCATGGTGCTGGTTCCTTTCATTTGGTGCGGACGATGATGATGGAGCCGGCGGGGGCGGTGGCGTAGGAACCTTTCTGGGCGCCTGCGCGTCCGCCGCGGAGGGTGAGGGTCCGATAGGCGGGCCGGCCGGGGGTCGGCTGGTTAGATTCGACCCTCCAGGTGGCTCCATCGCGGATGACGAGGCTGCCGGCGGAGACGCCCTCAATGGGGGTGGGCTTGGTCGACTGGTGGGGGTACATCATTTGCGTTCCTTTCTGGGGCTGCGAGAGGCCGTCTGGCGGCCTGTCAGAGGGAGTCCTGGGTAGCTGCCTGGACTGCGTCTCTGAGGGTGTTGTAGAGGCTGGCGATGGTGTCTGCGGGGCCGTAGGGGACGCGGGCCGGCCGCCCGCCGCGGGGGCGGATGGTGACCCATCCGTCCTCGACGGTGACTTTGGTGCCGGCGGGCAGCTCCTGATCGGCGATGACGTTCCAGGCGGCGACCCGAGCGTAGGTGGGTGATTTCATGGGGTGGCTCCTTCGGGGTTGGTGGTCGGCTGCTCAGAGGGCGTTGAGGGCGTCCGCGTCGAGGCGGCCCATGACGGCCAGCCAGTCGCAGAGGTCGTCGTGGAGGTCGCCGTTGGGGGATCCGTCGTAGGGGAGGCCCCACTGGTCGACGTCCTGGAAGACCTGCTGGTCGCCGAGGGTGAGCGCCCAGCGGGTGAGGGCGTTGCCGGCCGCGTCGGTGCGGGGGGTGGCGTCAAGCTGGGCGGTCGGCGTGGGGGCGGTGCTGTTGTTGTTCATGTCCGTTTCCTTTCTGTTTGGTTGACTGATCGGACCTGAGCAATGCTTCTACTGGGCGCGGCTGCCGTCAACCCGCTCGGCTGTGGTTTCGGCCACAGGTGCGGCGGGTTGTTGGAATGGCGGGGAAAGGTCCGCCCCTCCCGGATGGCGTGACAGCCGAGAGGGGCGGACTGTGGGATGTGCGCGGTCCGCGCATTGAGAATGCGACGGCCTGCCGGACGGTTAACGGCATGTAGCTGTGACGGAATTCAGGGCCAGAGGCGCCAACCGGACGACGTTCCACCACCCAGCTCGAACGTCAGCAGGGACGGCGCGGACGAGTCGCCGGAAGCGTTCTGGAACCAGGAACTGCCAGGGTCGATGGTCGGCGCGCAGATGACCTGCCGGCTGTCCCCGACCGTCTGCACCGAGAAGGAATGCCAGTGCCCGTGCAGCAGCACCCTGGCGTGCTGCATGCCTGCCACGCAGCCGAACGCCTGCCCGCGGAACCAATCCGCGACCCGGTTCTTCGCCCCAGCAGCATGCCCGTGCGTAACTCCCATGGTCGTCCCGTCGGCGGCGCGCACGGTCAGTGACTCCAGCCGCCTTTCCGGCACCTCGAACCGGACGTGCTCGTAGCCGGGTCGGCCGGCGATGATCTCCCGGATGTTGTCAGCGATCAGGAGTCCGTAGTCGTCTCCGGGGAATGACGCCCTGTTGGACCTCCCGATCCCGGTGCGGACCTGGCAGTGGTTCGACGGGACCGCCACGTAGGCGACCTCCGGGGCGGCCGACACCAGAGCTCTGAGCGTGTCAGCGAGCAGCGCCTGCGCGGTGCGGATCTGGTAGGTGAGCGGCAGGTCATTGGTCTGCGCCTGGCTGACCGTGTTGCTGAACCCCTCAGTTGCGTCGCCGCAGTCCACGAGGATGACTTTCCGGTACCGGCCGGCCACGTGGCCGGCGATCTGGGCGACGGCGGAACGGACACGGCGGACGGTTTCCTCGGTGCCGCCTCCCCGGTCGGTCTTCCCGATCTGCAGGTCGGACACTACGACCACGACCGTCGACTGGGAGTTCACCTCAGCGGCCGACGCGGCAGGCTCCGCGAAGATCGGGGACAGGTCCTCGAAGCGGCGAGCCTGCACCTCGCCGCGCTCAACGACGCCCGGCTTGTACGTGATCTTCTCGTATGACCCGTCGGCCAGGCGCACCGTCTTCCCGCGGGCCGTGATGGCCTCGACGGGCACGCCGAAGTACTCGTCCACACCGCCCTTACCCATCTCGCTGCGGCGCTTCAGGGCCTTCCTGTGCCGCCTGACGGCCGCCTCGGAGGTGCCATACTCGTCGGCGATGGCCTGGTTGGTGCGCCGCTGGTGCTGCGGCAGGGCGTCGTTCTCGAGGATCGCCTCGTCTAGGGGAGTCACTCGCCGACCTCCTTCTTGTAGTTGTTCACCCACTGGCGGAGCTTGAACATGTTGAACCCGGCCCAGTGGGCGACCGTGTCACCGGTGCGCTTGTTGACCACGTAGCAGACCGGCGCGGCCGTGTAGTTGTTGGCGGCGGCGATCGCCTGCGCGGTGTCGTCGTTCTTGTATTTCGTCTCCAGGTACGGGGTGTTGTTCTTGGTCAGGTACCGCTTTGAGGAGCGGCACTGCTGGCAGGACGGCTGAGAGGCGATCATGATCTCGAATGGAGCCACCGGTTTATACCTTCCGTTTTATGAGGATCTATGTGTAGTGAGGCGGGTGGGGGGTACTCCCGGCCGGTTTCCCCCCCACCCGTAGCGCCGGTCAGAACGGAGCGTTGAACGTGTTGGACGTGGTCGGGGCGAGCGCCTGCACGCCGCCGGCCTTGTCGGCCTTCTTGACGTAGCCGAGGAGCTTCGGGAACCGGACCTCGAGGGCGACACCGGACTTGGCGCCGGACTCCCAGTTGCGGCGGACGAGCGCGCCGGACACGGACACCTGGTCGCCTTTGTGGAGGATGTCGCCGAGGTAGTTCTCCCGGTCGCCGAAGAACGTGACGTCGATGTACAGGGGGTCGCCGTCGTCTTCCCACTGCTTCGTGTCCCGGTTCTGGGCTCGCCTAGTAGCGGCCAGGGCGAGCTTCAGCATGGCAGTGCCTGACTGTGCGTACTTGATCTCCGGGTCCCTGGTGAGCGTCCCCGTAGCGGTGATCTCAGCGGCCATTGGTGTCCCTTTCGTTGAACAGGTTGATGATGGTGACAAGGTCGGTGACGGTCATGGTCACCCACTGGTCTTCGGGTTTGCCGTTGCCGTGTCTTTTGTGGATGACTACGCCGGCGGCGCCTCCGATGTTGCCGGCTTCAGCATGCGCTTCCCGCGTCCACTTCGGCAAGTCCATTCGGGTAACGTTTTTGCATTCGATGGCGATGCGTTTGCCGGCGAGGTGGACGCCAGCGATGTCGCCGGAGTCGCGCGCCCCGGTCTTGACTTGCCGGTCGACGTGGAGGCCGTACAGCCGGTCGTTGAGGTGGTCTGCGATGAGCCGTTCGAATCGGCTCCCGGCGGCTTTCGCGGATCTCAGGTTGCGTCCCACGCTTCGCACACCTCCTCCTCGACTTGGTTGTAGATGGCGGCCAGCCGGCCGCGCAGGAGCTCGCGCATCCCGGTGGTGTCTTCCTGCCGGGCGGCGAGGTAGGCATCCGCGTCGGCGAGGTGCGCCTGCAGGGAGTCGAGGCCAGCCTGCCAGGAGTCGCGGCGGGCGATGTTGTCGGCGTGCCGGCGCGCGTACCAACAGGCTTTCGCCATGTCTTCCTCGTACGTGCTGCCGCGCTTGACGCCGGCGCGGAGCGCGTACTTCAGGATGTTGCCGACCAGGAATGTCTCCCTTTCGGTCAGGTCGATGACCTCGACGGGCCACTTCGTGTAGTGGGCGGGGTGGTTGACGTTGTCGTTCATGAGATCACCACCACGGCCTCGCCGGTCAGGTCGATGCAGAACAGATCCCAGTCGTTAGGCCCTGCCTCTCTTCGGGCGTGCATGACGAACGGGGCGGTGGCTCGCTCGTAGTCGGCGTCCTCCGCGGTGGGGAGGACGACGGGAGTGTCGTTGCCGTGCCGGGAAGCCACCTCTTGCAGCTCACGCATGAGCCCGCCGACGGTGAGGTTGAGCCTGTCGTTCATATCTTTCTCCTTGTTGTTCATGCTGGAACCTTTCTTTTCTCTTTCGCTTGTCCTGTTCCCCTGGCGCTTCATGCGTTTCCCCTGACGTCGGCGTCGAGGCGGACGGCGGCATCGAAAACATCCCGCCAGAGACCGGGGCCGCTGGGGGTGAACGCCGCGATGACGCCGAGGATGTGGCCGAGGGCAACACCGGCGGTCCCAGGGTCGTAGCAGCCTTCCTCGTCGAATGCGATGCGGCGCACGTGCCGGGCTGCCTGGCGGAAGTCTTCCTCGCTGCCCTCACCGGGCTTGCTCACGGAGCGGACGAGGCACTCAACGATTTCTCCCTCACAGGGGAGGAGGCGCCCGGTGATTGCGGCGGCTTCCGGCTCGAGGGCGGGGCGGCGGTCAAGGCAGCCGGTGTTGTTATTCATGAGATCACCGCCATAGGGGAGCCGTGGGTGTCGGCACGGTACTGGTCCCAACCGCCGACGCGGCCGGTCTTGACCGCTTTGACTAGGAGCAGGCCGTCCGCCTGTTCGTAGCCGATACCGCCACCGGCCGGCACGGCGACGGGAGTGTCGTTGCCGTGCCGGGAAGCAGCGTCCTGCAACTGTCCGATGAGGCGCCCGATGGTGAGGGCGCCGGCTTCCCGGGTGGCGTAGTCGCGGTCCACGGCCCCGGTGCCCGTGGACCCGAATCCACCCACGCCGCGGTCGGTGCTGTCGTCCACGACGCCGGCGTCCACGTCGACGTGCGGCAGCGGCAGGATGATCAGCTGGCAGATCCGCTCCCCGGTGGCGACCAGCACCGGCTCGGCGAGAGCGGCCACGAGGACCTTCAGGTCGCCGCGGTACCCGGAGTCGATGACGCCGACGCCGTGGGGCATCATCAGCCCCTTCTTGCCAGCAGAGGAACGCAGGGCCAGCTGACCGTAGTAGCCGTCCGGAACGGCGACCTTGACGCCGAGGTGGATCGTGTACACGGCGCCTGGGCGGACCAGGCGGCCCTGACCTTCGGGGACGCACAGGTCGAGGCCGGCGTCTGTGCTGTGAGCCCGCACAGGGTCTGCCACGTTCATCGTCTTCTGGATAGTGACCTTCATGAGTGTTCTTTCCTGTTCCACGGGGACCGGTCGCGGCCCCTCGTCAGATCGTGCGGCTCGGCGTGGTACTTGTCGATGTCGTCTTCGTCCCAGGCGAGAGGGGAGTGGGCGCCGGAGGTGACTGCTGTCTTGTGGGCGACCTGTGACCCGTAGTTCACGGGGGCGAGGTTGCATTGGTTGCGGGACCAGGCGCATGCGATGAGGAGCCTGTCCTCTTCGGGCACGTACTCGCCCGCTCGGCCTTTCCGTATCGACTTCAGTTTCACACCAGCCTCGTCGGCTATCCACTGCTCGGAGTGGCCGATCCACATGAGGGACAGGATCCGTCGCTGCACTCCGATCGGGGTGACGGTTCGGAGTTTCACTGCTCCTCCTGCGGTTCCGGGTTGGCGCCGGACTCCCACTTGTCAATGACGGCGGACAGGGAGTCCGGGTCGTCCATGCTGGCGCCGGCGGCCTGCGCCTGCTGCCACACTTCGTTGGCGTCCCGGCCTGTTTCGTGGCAGTAGTCCATGAGGATGGTGCGGGTCATGTCCCGCTGCGTGTGGTCTGACGACTGCTGTGTGGACTTCCGCGGGGCGGCCTGCGCGGGGGAGGCCGCCAGCTCCTCTGGCGTGTAGACAGTGCCGGCGAGGGCGTCTGACGCGCCCTGACGGCACACCTCGGTGATGGCCCTGGCGCGGAGCATCTGCCGCGAGTACTGCTGCCACGGGCCGCGGCTGCCCCACAGGCCGGCCGCCTGCGCCTTGCCCTTGTCCCAGGTGACAGTGAATTCATAGTCGGGGTCGTCGGCGCGGATCAGGGTCGCGGTCACAGAGTCACCGTCTTCGCGGAGACGCAACTTATGGCCGGCCCGCCTGACGACGGCGCCCATCAGGTCAGCGGACATCGTCATCTTGCCGCGGGCCACGACCATCGACTGCATCACCTGTGTGTACGGGACGCCCAGGGCGTCGCCAATGTCCATGGCCCACACAATGTCGGCGGGCTTGCCCCGGTATTCGGCGGGGATCAGCGAGGACTGGGCGACGATTTTCGCGTGCTCAATGCGGTCTGTCATCGGAGTGCTCCTTTCATCATTGTGCCGAGGAGTTGGTTGGCTACGTCTGCGGGGTGCGCGTCACATTGGTATGGCATGTCCACGGTTGATCGGCCGGCGTGCATGGTGACTCCGGCTCGCCCGACGTGGACTGTCATGAGGTCCAGGTCGTCCCAGTAGATGTGCAGGGTTGCGGCTTCGCTGTCGACCAGGGGTTCCTCGATGAGGTGGCCTGGGCCCGGGTGGTCGCGGAGGCAGACGTCGGCGATGACCTTGGCCATGGCGATCCTGTCCGCGACGCCAGCGTGGCGGCCGATCATGACCACTCCTCGCGGGCGTCGTTGAGTGCCCGGCGGATCGCGTTGTAGATGGCGCTCTTCGTGCCGTTCGGGTCGCAGGCGTACCGGCTGCCGCCGGCGTCGAGGGCGTACAGGCCGTCCTCGTCGACCGACGCGGTCATGTTGCCCCTCTCGGTGCGGGCCTCGATGTAGGGGGAGCCGGCAGTGGTGCGCCGGAAGGCGGCGTACTCGCCCGCGCCGAGGAGGTCGCGGACGGCTTCGAGGAGCGGCATGAGGAGGCGGGCCTGGGACAGTGGTGACATTTGATGGGTTCCTTTCAGCTGTGGCGGATGTTGATTGTCTGGGTGCGGCCGGTGGATGGGTCTGTGTAGGTGACGTGTTTCCAGTCGGCCATCGCGGCTCGTTCGACGCGCCGCCTGTACTTAGCGGCTGCGGCTTTCGCGGGGCCGGACCTGTTTTTCATCGCGGTGTTCTGGGGGATATTCATGACAGTGGCAGGTTTCTCAAAATGTTTTCTGCGGCGGCTTCTGCATTCTTGTATTCGAATACCGGCGCCTGCGGGAGCGGCTTATTGGATGAGGCAACAACGATATTGAGTTCGTTGTTTATGAGTGCTACGCCGCGCCCTGGAATCACGATTGCGAACCTCTGAATGTCCTCTATCGCGGACCTTACGGCGACCGGCTTAGCTTCGGCGGGAAACCCGCGGCGGCCGATTTCCTTGGCGATGTCCAAGGACATTGCCCACGGGTTCTTTTTGCTGCGGCGGAACATCAGTTCTCCTCGAGGGCGAGGAAGCCTCCGACAATCCGGCCGGCGTCCCCGAGAGCGATCGGGTAGGAGATGTGAGCGCCGAGCTTCGACACGTACACGATCCGGTTGTGGTGGACGGCGACCTTCGCGGTGCAGATGGTGGCGCCGTCTTCGGCGATGGCCACGACCGCCGCCTCGGGGTAGCCGGCCCGTCCGACCTCGGTGGCGACAGCGCCGTAGCCGGTCGCGTTCTCGCGGACCCACTTCGCGATGAGGGCCGCGGCGTCGTTCTGAGCGGCGGTTGACAGGTACACGGGGTGTTCCTTTCTGGAGTCGTAGGAGCGTTTCTGAGGGCCGTTCAGCGGGCGGCTGGTGCCTGGTACTGGACCGGGGCCGTTCGGGCCGCAGCGTGGCGGAGAGTGGCCTTCCTGCGGTTGCTGGACCGGGTGGCCTTGGCGGCGACCGGCAGGCCGACGATGAAGCCGAGGACAGCGACCATCGTGACGTGGCCGGCGACCAGGGCGAAGGCGGACGCCAGGACCCAGACGATGCTGAGGGTGGCGACCCAGGTGATCAGGGTGGTGGCTGCCTGGCTGGGGAGCTGGGCGGTGGTGTTCATTTGGTTCCTCCTCGGTAGGGGTTGATTGAGTTGACGGGATCAATCTACGGCGTGTCGACACGCCGGTCAACCCGTGTCGCGGTGACCTCGGTCACGATCCGGTGAGGTGGGTGGGGGTATCAAAGTGAGACGACGGGGGGGTATCAAAGTGAGACACAAACCTTATCTAAGAGAATAAACCCCCCCTACCCCCCCGCTGCCGGTGCCGGCCGGCAGCACCCCCGCCCTCGCCAACGCCGACGCCGGGGGCGGCACCACGCACCCGGCAGCAACCAACCCAGCCGCACCTGGTATGGTCGACCCGTTGGTTGACAGCTGGCCTCATGGTTTTTGTGTTGTGTTCCCCAGAGGCCAGCCGGGGCCCGGGTAGAGCCACGAAGCTCCCCGGGCCCCAACCAACAGGCCCACGAACACAACAACCAACACAACACAGGAACGAGCATGGAGTACTACAACACCCAGATCATCGGCGCCATCAACATCCGCCCCTACTGGAAACAACCACTCGACCTCACCGGCGGAGACACCGCCACCCTCACCGCTCTCTGCACCTGGTGGAACTGTGAACACATCTCCCCGTCATGGGCCGCCATCGAACAACGCTCAGGACAATCACGCCCCACAGTCGCCCGAGCACTCAAACACCTCACCGAACTCGGCATCATCGAAACCCGCCGCAGCCCAGGCGGCACCAACGAATACGCCATCCACCTCGACGCCCTCCTCAACCACGACGGCCTCGTAGCCGCAGGCGCCGCCAGCCACGACCGAGTCACCGAACAGCCGCACACTCGCAAGCCACTCACCCCCGTCGCTGACCGAGTCACCGAAGACGACATCGCCCGCGCCCGCGCCAAGCGCGACAAAGCCGCAGCCAAAAAGCAGGCACAGAAAGCACGGGAAGCCCAGGAACGAGCCGAATTCAACAAGGCCTACCCGGGCACCAAAGCAACCATCCGAGACTGGCAGAAAGCCCGACAGCACGCCACCGCCCAGGAAATCACCGACGGTGCACGCGCCTACGCAGACCAATGCCGCCGCAGAGAAACACCCGCCCGGTACATCCGCACCGCCCGACGCTGGCTCGAAGACCACGACTGGGAGAACTACCAGCCCCAGCAGCCGACAGACACCGACAGCCTCCTCGGCACCCCGCACATCAACGACCCCGAACTCATCAACGCAGAACCAACACCCGAACTCATGGCCAACATCGCAGCCATGTGGGACAACGCAACCAACAACTGAACCCCCGAAAGGAACACACAAATGGAATCCACCACCGCCGAACAGTGCCTCATCGGCTCCGCCCTCGCAGGCAACGAAGCACAAACCGACACCACCTGGTCCACCACCCCAGACATGATCGCCAACACCAGGTACGCCGTCCTCTGGGGAATCATCCGAGACCACTGGGCAATGGGCAGAATCCCCACCCCCGCATCCGTCCTCGCTGAAGTCCAGAAGCCGGCCACCGGAGAAGACATCCTCGACTGCGTGCACGCGTCCGTGAACCCGGCCGACGCGGACCATTACGCCCGGCTTGTCCAGGAAGCCTCCGCTAAACGCGACGTCCACGACGTACTCACCCGCGCCGAGCAACTCCTCCGCGGAGACGCCACCGCCGCCGAGGTCGCCTCCTGGGCGCAGTCCCACATCGGCTCCGCCGCCCCCGACGGAGACACCGTGTCTATGCCGTCCCTCGTCGACCAGTGGTACGCGGCCAAGAAAGCTACCGGCGTCCACACCCCCTGGACCGCGGTCAACGACATCGTGGGCATGCACCGCGACGGCGGCCTCCACGTCCTCGGCGCCCGCCCCGCAGTCGGCAAGACCCTCTACGGCCTGTACCTCGCAGCCTGCGCGGCGCGCAGCGGGCGGCACGTCCTCTACGTGTCCATGGAGATGCCGGCCCGTGAACTGCTCCCCCGGCTCCTGTCCCAGGCCACCGGCGTCACCCTCAAGTACACGACCCGGGAGGAGCCCGCCCCTTCCGATCTGGCGGACACCCTCAACCGTGCCGCCGCCCAGATCGCAGCCCTGCCCATCCACATCAGCGACAAAGCCGGCATGTCCGTCGAACAGGTCGCCGCCCTCGCACGCACCCTCCACCACAAGAAGAAGCTCGGCGCCATCGTCATCGACCACATGCAGCTCCTCGCCCCATCCCGCGGCGTGCCCGGCTCCTCGCTCAGAGAGATGGTCACCTACCAGTCCCGCGCCCTGAAGGAGCTGGCCCTCGAACTCGACGTCCCTGTGTTCGCCCTGTCGCAGCTGTCCCGCGCCTCCGAGATGAGAGACGACCTCGCCCCGAAGCTCGCCGACCTACGCGAGTCCGGCAGCATCGAACAGGACGCGGACACCGTCACCCTGCTGTCCTTGCCCGTTCGCAACGGCGTCCCCGACCGGACGCGGCTGGCCGTGTCCGTGGCCAAGAACCGGCACGGCGCGACAGGAGACGCCGAGCTCATCCGCCAGCCCGCCATGGCCGTCCTCGCAGAACCCACCCCACAAGGGCACTGACAGCCACGCAGACGGACGAAACCCCCTCGCCTGGTACTCGGGTGCAGGGGGTTTCCGTTAGGCCGGCAGCGTGGCTTACAGGGCCTCCGTGTAGACAGGTGGGATGGGTACCATAAGAACACTGACACCAACCGATAAGGGAGACCGCAATGACCCGCACCCTCTACGTCGTAGCCGCTACCGCCGGCATCCTCTCTGCCATCCACGCCACGCTCCTCTGGTGCGCCGGCTTCACCGCCGGGGAGCTCGACATCTCCACCAGCCTGCTCTGGACTGTCGTCTCCGCCGTCTGCCTCGCCTCGCTGCGCCCCATCCGCTGGGCGCGCAAACACGGCAACCACCCAGGCTTCCACCGCCGCTGACACCCAGGATCCCCCGACGCCAACGCCGACGCCGGGGGATCCGTCTATCTCCGTGCCCCTCACCGCACCACCCGCAACAGTCAGGGACCTTGTACCCAGGAAGACCGGATGCCCCATTCCCGCGCCCGCGCCCCGTTGGGGCTATGACACCAAACCAGAGATATCTAGGTAGTAGATAGTAGGCACCTGTGGATAAGTGGATAACCCCACCTTCCATTGCAACCCCAACCATCCGCAATCCACAACCCCCTGTGGACAACTCGGGGGATGCAGTGAATTACTTGTATGCACAACCACTTATCCACAGGTTACCCACAACCAATCCACAAGGTTACCCACAGGGTTATCCACATGACCCAGCACACAGGGGAGGACTAAAGCCCCAACCCGGGGGAAACCAAACACCAGAAACCCACAACCCAAACACCCCCCACCCAGACAGGAACCACCCCACCATCCCCCA